CATCATGGCGTAAATCGACATGGCCCAACTACAGCAAGCGAGTAACATATCCCGACCGAAAACCCGACACTCCCAAAACAGAGGAACCTCCCAGACCACCAAGGAAGACCAAATCGATAGAACAGATTCTACAAGAAACAGCAAAGCAATGGAACAAAGAAAACCCACACAGCCAAATACTGCTCAACCGAAAACTGAAACCATGGCCACGTAAAGAACCTGAGCTATCACTACAAATCTTTTGGAAAGAACAGGATATCAAACGACAAAAAGAATGGTACGAACGTACACATAAAAACATGACGCTTGCACAACAGATGAAGAAACAACAAATCATTCTTCTCCTCGAGCGCGAACTGAAACAACTACAAACCCGATACGACAACGAACAAAAGGATAACCAACAATGAACTACAACGACGAAAGCCCATACGACTACGCCATATCACAACCCGAATGGTTCGAAATATACGGACGATGTATCGACTACTTGGAACGAGCACTGAGAGAACAACACGGTGTGAACATACCGACCGACATGTTCCTCGGCTTTGCCAGAGATTACACCGTCGAAGTAATCGCTCTGGGAGCTCCACTCAGCATTGAACAGGCATATCGACAACTCGGATACGAGATGGATATGGACATAAACACACAACCATTCTAAGGAGAAGACAATGACAACCGACAAATCAAACTATTACATCGACATGCTGGAGATAGAGTCCAGCACAAAAGAAGTGGCTCGGCTCTTCAGGAGCTATCGACATGACTTTAACATCTTACAAATCAAGAAAGAGATACGAGAATCTCGTATACACTACTTAAAAATGAAGAAGTCCAACACCATCTCCCCATCTGATCACTACGATGAGGAGATACGCAAAGAAGAACTTGAGCTAACCGACCTGTTCGAACAGCGAATGAAGCTAGAAGAAGAATGGAAGACAACATTCGCGTACATATCACAAAGACTGACAGGAGAAGACCAATGAGAATAACCAAAACCGATGCAGAGAACACATGCTGCAAATGTAAACAACGAGCTATCTATAGCGTCATACACAAAGACAAAACATTCCATGTTTGTCAACTACATAAGCCAACGATAACCGACATCCTACGTGCAGAAGGACACATTGTTAACCTGAAAGGAAAAGAATACGTCCTGTTTTCTGGACTACTCGACCTTGCCCACAGGAATGGGTTGGAATCTCTGACCAGTAGAATCATCCATTTCGATATGGAGAAGGGAGAATGCGTCCATGAGGCAACCGCTACTGGAGCAAGGGGTTCGTATATTGCACATGGAGACAGCACACCTGAGAATACAGGCAAAATGGTTGCCAGTGCATTCATCCGAATGAGTGAGACGAGAAGTTATGCTCGCGTTCTCAGATTGTATCTGGGCACAGGTATGTGTTCCAAAGAAGAACTACCACCACAATAGGAGACAGACATGACTGATCAACAAAAGCAAGAAATTATACAAGAACTGAAAGACTACATCGATTCTATTCTGAGGCCCACTGACAATGATGTCACTGACAATGATGTAGTATTTTCTCTACAAAATATGATGAAAAAATATCACCTAAGTCTGGGTAAAGTAGCTATTGACTTGGGTGTATCAAGAATGACATTGTATAGATGGTTAAAAAAAATACACCATCCGACTAAACAGAACAGAGATAACATGAAACATTTAATGTTCTACTATCAAAGAGTTTATAAAGGAGACACCGACGATGGCCAAACGTAAACGCAAAATCTATCCACTCAGAATGGATGCCAAAACCTACGAAACCTTCCAGATTATAGCGCATGCAAAAGGATTGAATACATCCGCTTGCATACGCCAGGCATTGGGATTATTTATTGCCGATAATCTCATGTGTTTGGAAATAAAAGAAGCGGGCTGGGGAACCCAAACACCAGAACCCCAACCCGCAATCACACCACCAGCCAACGCCAAGGATAACAACGATGACCAGTAAAAACAAGATAACACAATACATAACGAATGACAAGCTCCTTGCAGATGATTTCAAGTTCAAGGCGACGAAACATCCAGCACCCAAAAAGAAGTGGTACGTCACAAACAAACTTTCGAAGTGTATCGAGCTTGAACTGACTCCCACCAAGATGAGGTTCATGAAAACCGACAACATGTCCACCACCACCAACAAAGTTGGAAAGGTGACCGAAGATGGTAAGGAAGATTTCCCTCTGTTCTGCCCTGTGACATGGAAAAACAAACTGGGCAATCGCTCAACCGATGCCGTTGAAACAATCAATGCATTCGTGATGGACTTGGATGGTCTTGACGAAAACACAGCACGTAATGTGTTCCAAAGGTTGGATGGGATATGTTATACTGCTTTCTCAAGTTATTCACAAGGACTGAAAACAGGATACACGTTCCGATTAATCCTTCCTGTGTCACGTCCCATACTGCTAGAGGAGTACCAAAGTGTATGGTTTACAATGCAAAAGTTCTTTCCAGAGAACGACATCCAAACAAAAGACCCAGCGCGTTTCTGGTTCTTTCCTTGCTATCGAGCTGATCGTGAAGACAACAAATGGAGAAAGCAAGGGGATGGTGGCGTGATTGATATAGACAAAGTTGTAAAATCGTATGCACCTAAATACCCCAATGCTAATCGACCCAAACCAGTACCTGTCAATACAAGTACTCCTGTGTCTGTGGATTATCCTATTGCTCCATCTTCTGGACAACGATACAAGACGCTGACTGTCCCAGCGAACTACCCAGTTGTTGGACATGATGGTCACTCCCATCCGTTCGAATGGTACATCGATCAGTGGCCCAACCTCCACAAACGAAAAGACAAATACCAATGCTATGCTCCAGGCTCTGGAACATTGGGTAGTGCATTCATTTCGAAGAGCACAAACCTATGGGGTGTTGCTCGATACCGATTGACATGTGTGAATGACCGCAAAGCACACCTTGATTGCATCGTATCCGATAACGGATTGGAGCTCCAGTTCTCTGATCACGGCAAAGAGTGGAGATACCTGAAATCTGTAGACAACATCGTTGAGATGATACACAGCCTGCACCTTGACCTCTGGAAATGTGAGATCAGACAACGCATCTTTTCGCGCGATGTGCCTGTTACTGACGTGACCGAACTGCGTGTGATGAATGATATCAGAAAGAAGTTTTACACAGGTCGAACAGTAGAACTCAAGATGGTGCAGCAAGCTATCTCTCTTCATGCTGAAGAGCGTCTGTGCAATCCTCTGGTAGATTACCTGAACGAACTTGAATGGGACGGTATAGAGCGCATTGATGGAACACTGCACAAGTACATGAAATGTGAAGACACAAGGCTAAACAAAATCTATTCAAAGAAGTGGATGATTGCAGCAGTGGCTAGAGCATTATCTCCAGGATGCAAAGTGGATACCATGCTCGTCATCAAAGCTCCACAAGGGCACGGGAAGGGAACATTCTTTAAAACCCTTGCTGGCAACTGCAGCATCACAGGCTATTCTTGGTTTAACTCTAGTCCGATCAACATCGGACACAAAGATGGGCAATCTATCCTACGCACAGCGTGGCTCCATGAAATGGCTGAACTAAGTGCAATGCAAAAGAAAGACGCGAACGTTATTAAAAACTTCCTGTCAGATGACACAGATACATTCCGAAGAGCATATGACAAATACGAAGTCAAAGTCCCACGTTCATCACTGTGTTTGGGTAGTGCCAACGACGATGACGTTGCGATCTTCCGTGACAAAACAGGGTCCAGACGCTATTGGTTTGTGAACTGCGAAGGGCAAATGGATCACATGAGCTTTGATGCAAGCGAACTCGAGGCAGAACGTGAACAGCTATGGGCTGAAGCTGTGCATGCATTTAAAAGTGGGGAGCAATGGTGGCTTACTCCTGGTGAACAGCAGATGTCTCGTGAAAAGAATGAAAGCCATACCGTTACAGGAATCCACGAAACACTGGTACAAGAATTTGTACACAATAATGCTGGAAAATATTTCCTCATATCGGTTATGATTGAAGCTGTGTACAATGGTCGTACCATCAAACCTGTAACCTATCCAAACTACTATCCTACTCTGTTGGCTCACCTCGGTTGTCGATTGGAGAACAACGGTAAACGTTGCCGTCGTAATGGGAAAAATAGTGCTGGATGGTACTATGCCCCACCGAACGATGACAAATCCCTATTTTAATAGTCTCCTGAGAACTGGACTGATCAGTGAACTCGCAGTGGTTGATATGCTCAACAACCATTGCGATTCATTCTTCTCTCTCTTCATCATGCATGGTACGAAAAGTGCCCACCTTCCCTACAGCAAAGCAACCCCCTATGACATTGTTGTAGAGATTGGGAACGATGTTCGAACTATCGAGGTAAAGTCAGCGAACTGTGGAGATCGGTATCCCACCTTCTTCGCAGAGATAATCCAAACCACCACAGTTGGATACGCAGAATACTTGGTTTATGTTCCCAACTATATCGTGTACGTAGACATCCCCACAGGAAAACACTACTGGTACAATGGAGACATGTTCGTCGCTGCTGTAAAAAGCATGTACATGCATCGTATCAAAGCACACTCAGCACAGGCAGAAGGAGTCAAGTTCTTGAAAGATTCAGAGATTCATGGATACATAGGATGCGTTGATCAGATTGCAGAACGCAGTGACATCGAGGATATGTACGCATACATCATAAGAGAACGTATGCAACAACCCAAGATACCCGAAGTGTACAAGTCAGCACCATTTCTACCTGATCTTCAATAAACCTGATGCAACTATGCATCGGCCAATGTACTCAGAACATTGAGGAACAATCGCATTCCCTAGAGCTCTAAGTCTGTCCATCCTGTTGGGAATCCCATCATCCACTCTACAAACGGGGGATTCAGGTACATTTTCTCGCCAATAGTTTCCTTGGTGTATCCCTGCAACTTTGCTGCTTCTACATTGAGACTTGAGTTTCTGTTCCATTGTGATGGATGACTTGGACTGTTGTGCGCTTCGTTCACTGTTGGTGTGGGTAGCATAACTGACTGCGAACCATCGTTTGCGGATATGAGGCGCACCGAACATCCTAGCTGATATAACTTGCCATTCCGTGTCATACCCAATGCTGGCAAGCGACCCAACCACTTCTCGTCCTCCTCGAAAAGAGATAGCTGAGACATTCTCCAACACGATGATTGGAAATCGTAGCTCGCTAATGATTCTGAAACATTCCCACCAAAGACCAGACTTTTTACCATTTAATCCTTCTCCCTTTCCAGCTATGGATATATCTTGACATGGAAACCCAGCACAAAAAATATCGACAGGCTTCAAGTTATGAGCACCCACTTCTCGTACATCATCATATATCTTTGCATCAGGCCAATGCTTTCGAAGTATCTTCTGACAAAAAGCATTTTGTTCTATTTGCCAAACTGTTTTGCTGTTGGGTATCGCTCGTTCTAAGCCCAGCTCAAAACCTCCGATCCCTGAGAACGCAGATCCTATCCTTACCATGTTGTACCAGTGTGTGTGTTGTGTTTATTTGTAACACATCTAAGCTTTCTTTGCGCGTTTGCCTTGAGATTTTCTTCGAATGTTCGATCTCTTTTTGGATGCACTGATCTCTTTTGTGGTCTTTGGAGTTTTACTGGACACTCTTTTGGAGGGTCTACAGTATTGTTTCTTGTTGGTCTTTGCTCCACATGCCTTTCCTGTGCGTGTGTCTACCCACTTCTCCTTCTCCCATCTCTTCAGGTTTGCACCCTTCTTGCTCTTCTGACTTTTGCCAGATGCCTTTCTGCACTTTGCTATCGCTTGACTTGCACGTGCAGATGGGAACACATCGTATCGAGCCTTTACTTGGTGGTAGCATTTATCTTTTGCCATTCTTCTTTCTCCCATTGGTGATCTTTGCACCACCCTGTCGATTCGTCTTCCGTGATACTACACGTAGATTCTTGGGCTTATTGCTGCCACCCTTACTGATAGGACGTTTGTGGTCAATCTCTTTGCCATCACCTTTGCGTACCTTACCTGCACGTATTGCTCTTCTGCGAGCCTGGTTACGCATATTGCGTTCCTTCTTTGCTTTGTCGGAACTGTGGTATTTCTTGTAGACTTTCTTGTAGCTACTTTTTTTTCTTACGGGCATAGATTGCTTTCTGTTGTTTAGTTGCTTTCTTCTTGGTCATTGGTTTCTTGGTCTTTGTTCCTGACACTTTGTAACCACTCTTGTACTTCTTTACTGGCATCTTTACTTCCCTCCAAAACGAACAAATACTCTATCCAGAGTAACACATAATCTTTCTCTTTCACTTCAGACAAGGCCCTGAAAAACCATATCAATGAAACAACACTCGGTTGATTCCTACCCTTCACCCATGCATACACAGAGTTCTGGTGAAGTCCAGCACGATGAGCAATCTTCTTGAGCTCACCATGATTGAGATGATTCTTCAAGAACTTCCTCAGCATCTTCGTCGTCTCCCCTTTAGGAACTGCTTCAGCTGTTCGATAAGGAAATGACCACAACACTTTGTGTTCGAGAACTGTTTGTGGTAATACACATCGGTCCATTGGAGTTCATGCTTTTCCAATAGCTCAGCAACAAATGCCATAAGCTTGTCGAACCTTGGCTTTGGGCAATGATGGTTCTCAAAGTTGCCTGTAACGCAAATGCCAATGCTTGTACCGTTATGGTTATAGGTATGTGCACCACGTTGATTAATGGGCCTTCCTGTGGCGATCTCACCATCTTTCAGACACACGAAATGATACCCAATACCAGACCAACCACGATCTTTATGCCAACGGTCAATGTCTTCTACCGTTGTCGTAGTTGGACTTGCACTGTGATGTATAATGATTTTGTCTATCTTACGCTTACCTCTCGGCATCGAAGTCTTCTCCAATGTCAGCAGCCAACACACCCAAGACAGAGAGAAGGTCTTTTACAAGCTCCTCCTTTTCCTTTTGTGTAAAGCCGCCTTGAGCATAGTTCACCAACTTACCGATCAACGCAAAAATCTGCACCCATGATGCAGGAGTTATATCAATCTTTGGCATTAGTATTCTCTATAGCTGTAACCACGGAAGCTTGCAGATGGTTTTTTCATTCCACCCTTACGCACCTTGATTGTTGCATACGCTTTGTTTTCTTTCTTGTTTACTTTTCTGGAACTTTTCTTTCCGTACATGGCCCCTCCGTATTTGTTGGACATATTGTTTTTGCACCCACAACCCATCTTATCTCCTTGTCTTCTTCTTTGCACCAGGTCTTTTTGTTTTCTTTCCACCAGGCCAAAGATCTTTACAGGCCCAATAACCAGCTGTCGTTGGATCCTTCTTACCAGAGCAGTTGTGTCTTGCGCGAAATGATTTCTTTGCAGAGTCAGAGTAGTTGTGTTCGTAGCCTTTGGCACCGTACTTGATAAGCTTTTGTCGTCCTGACTTACAACCCAATACTACCTTCTTCTTCTTACCGTAACCTGGTTCTCCCTTACGCAATGGTCGAGGAGAGTTACACTTCATATTTTTCTTATTGATCTGTTTTGGCATTTTTAATTACTTTCACATCTTTTGATATATCATCTAGTTTTGTAGATAGTTTTTCCATATGCATTTGATACATTATTCTATCACTATCACACCTTTCCATCATAGTCGAAATCTGATCAACATACAACTGTGAAATGTACCAAAGAGCAACACATGCCAATACTGTTGCGCCACCTTGACCCAGTATCAAACTTATTAATTTTTCTTTATCCATGACATCTCCAAAAAATAACCCCCTCCCCAAGAGGGAGGGGATACGAGTTATTACTCAGGAATGATTGCCCAATAACGTACTTCGTAATCACTGCTAGAATCTGGCTGTGCACCAAAAGTAACAGTTGTTGTACCATTACTTGTGGTTACGGTATACTCATCAAGTCCACTAGGATTACTGCCAACAAGCTTAAGCAGAACACCATTACGGAATACTTGAACAGCAGGATCCCATCCACCAGGCACTTCGTCAGTCAAAGCATACGCAGTTGTAGAGGCTTGGATTGACAAAATGTCTTGAGCTGGAGCAAAGTTAACCTTTGTGTCGGATACAGCTCCGTCAGCTATTTCATTACCACTGATTCCACCAGTATTTACCTTAAGACCATTTGCGCCTACTGCAAGAGTAGATCCATCAAGATCAATAGTAAGGTCAGATACAGCAGCAGAACCATTGTATGCTGTCATGCTGAGTCCGTTTCCAGCACTCAAGCTATTAAGGTTAGCACCAAGCGCAACACCAGAAATAGTAGAGTTTGCAAGCTTTGCATTTCCAATGGCACTGTTAGCAATGTAAAGACCATCTCCATCTTTGGTAAGACTACCACCAGATTCTGATTTTAGTTTAAGGTCAAGCTTATCACTGGTAAACTGAAGACCTGGATTTGTAGCAAGATCAACAGAGATTACATCGGGATTTCCAGATGAGTCAATGGCGATACCTTCACCACCTGAGAAGGTGTCAGGTACTTGTGCATCAACATATGCTTTAATAGCGGCAGCAGAAGCAAGTTTGCTTGCACCACCTGTCAGTGAAGTTTCAATGTCCGAAGAAAGAATCTTTGCATACGACACTGCACCGTCATTTAGTTTGTCTGCGTTGATAATCGAATCAACAAGCTGATCTCTTACGAGTTGTATAGCCATGATATACTCCTATAAAGGCTGATATACTGCCACGAGGACAGTCCCACTTAGGGGAATGAATGAAGTTTGGAATGTTCGAGCATCGACGACAGTGATTTCCACCCCTGTACGTTGTCGTACTCCATTGTAATATACCACCAAACTGTCCGTATTAAACGCCTGAGTAGTCACGAATGTCTGTGTAACACCATTGATTTGTGTACTCAAATCATCGTCAGTGCTCCCAGTACCAAAGGCACCAGAGCTGTCACCAAATGCATCTACATTACTAGGGATTGTCATTACACTCTCCAAGTAATCTTAACTTCTCGAACGTTGACCGTTCCTGTGTCTGTCTTTACCCACACCTTTGTAGGCCATGTGTCGGATACGTCAATCTCAATCTTTACTACACTACTGGTTAATGTGTTTGTTGTGATACCTGTAGAGAGTCCCACTTGTGTATCTCCTATGATGCACTTGTCTCCGTTATCATCTTCTGTAATCCGTACAGTCAATGAGTTTGCACCACTCAAAGTGTCGCCATAAATCCACAATGCGCTTAACGTTCCACTGAGAGTTGGGTATGATCGATACCCACGCTGTGTAGGTTTTATGTCGAATCCTACAAAACTTGTTCCTACCTGTTGATCATATGACTCTAGTAATTTGTAGTGTTCCATATTTATTTCTCAGTCTTGAAATTCTGTTCTAAACTTTTAATCTCTGAAAGCGTATCATTCAATAACCTTTCCAAAATGACCTCACGTTTAGATACTTTTACTGGAGTCAACAAACCCGATATGTAAAGCATATACAATAGATCTGTATTCATATCAAGAGTTTGTTGGTTTGCCGATTTTAAATATACTTCCTCAGTTGGTATCGTTTCGACACCAGTTCTAGTTGTAACTTGCGGCCCTTTTCTTGTGAACATTTCAGCTTGCAGCATGTCTTTGTTCATACGAGTCAAAGCTGCTGGTGCCATTCCTGATCGGGAGGCTATTTCTGCAAAAGCTGTATACCCAACTAAACGATGAAATATGTATAAATTGTAATCTTTTTTTCCTTGTTCAGTTAACTCTCGGTTTGGCTTCCTTTGAAAATCAAAATATGTGCCAGCTGGATACAATATTTCTCCTGTTGTTTTATCTCTTATAGGAAATCGTGTAAGTGGTCTACCAGGAGAAGGAGAACGAGGAACGAGATTGTACAAATTAATAAGTTCTAGCAAGTTTCCATTTTCTTCAGCTTGAAATACTAAATATGATGGAAACGGTATTGGGACTTTTTGTTGTGACTCTAACCATAACTTTGTGAGAGGATTGCCTTCTGCTAGGGTTTTACCTGTTTTTTCAAAAAGAGTTCCTGATACATTAAAAACACGATTAAGCAAACTCATGTCTCTTTCACGTTCATATACAGTGCTTTTTAAAGAAGCTCCTGTGTTTAACCATCCTGTTGACAAAAGTTCAAACATAGAAGATGCTGGATTTACAGGGCCTCCAGCATAGTAGTATGATCCTTCTGCACTTTTTGTATATATATTATACAATCTCGAACGTGTTTGATTGTTCATTGTTCGTTCTTCTGTATCTCTGTTTATCTTTGACAAAGCTTTCATCATTCCTATCATGGGATTTAAACTGTCGTCTACTACTCCTCGATAAAAGGTGTTGACAACTTCTGCACCCATGGCTCTTGTAAAAGCATAAAAGTAAAACCATTTAGATATAAATATCTTTTCTACATCAGTTAGTGAACCATAATCCAACATTGATACACGTGCTTTTGATGCTGCCTGTTTAAATGTTTCACCATTTTTTAAGGATTCGAAGAAAACATATCTTCTCATTTCAGTATCTTGTGCTCTTCCTAATTCTTGCCAAATGTTCTTTTTACCAGGCTGTAAATAATCTGACATTATATCTATCCACTTGGTAGGGAGACCAAGTACCGTTTTACCATATCGAGCTGCACCAGCTGCTGTCAGACCAGAATCAACCAATAGCTTATTAAACTGTGTTTCATAAAAATCTGTGTCGGCTCTACTGTATTCAATGTTTTCACGTAGCATTACTTCTCTAAGCTCACCAGCCGTCATGTTTCGTAAAGCCCCTTCTTCTTGGGTAATTATTACCTCATCTGCTGGAGCATATAAAACTCTATTTGATTTTGATTTGGTCGTAATAGATTTGTATCCAAACTTTCGTGCTACTGCCTCTGCTGCTGGCCCTACTCCAAAACTCAAAGACCTACCGATAAAACCTCCTACTTCTCCAGCTCTCATTTTAGAAGAACCCAAAGCTGCTAAATATAAAATAGGGGCTGTCCATCTGTTAATACCAAAAAACTTGATCGCTGGTTCTACATATCCACCAAGCATCCTAGTTATATTCCAGCGTCTACTAAGATTAAATGCATCTCCCCAAAAACTTTTAAAAAATGGTAGTATGTTTTCACTTGGTTTCATTTGTACTGCAAACTTTTTTTGCAACTCAGAAAAAAACTGTTTTGTGTTTTTATTATCAACTATCTCTAAAATTTGTTTTAAACTTTTTTGATTTGTGTCTCCATATATATATCCAAGATTTCTTTGGCCTATATACTCAAAACGTGGCTTTTGTGACTTTATGCTATCAAGTAAAGTTCCATCATCGACACCGAAACGCAACATATAATCTGTCATGTTTTGCAAAGGCAAAGTAAACAAACTATCAGTTACACCATCTGTACGACCTGTGATCACGTTCAGGTATTCGCTACGCATAGATTCAACAATGCTTGCAAAGTTACTTTGTAGTTTTTCGTACAACTCTCTTTGTTCTGGAGAAAGCGGAACGTTTTTAAACTTTCGGTCAATCTTTGCAAAGATCTCATTTACTTTTTTTTCTACTTGATTAAAAGTATTACTTCTTAATACAGCCTCTGGGCCTGTGTACATCTCTGATACAAATGCATCCATGTCTCGAACAAAGGGAGTCTTTGTTTCAATCATTTTTTCCAAGTATTTATTAATAAAGTTTTTCTGTACATCACGTGCACTATTAGCCCAAATATCTTTAGCCATACCATCGAACAAGACTGTACGTATTTGATGAAACAAAGGTTCAAATGTTTGGTCTAGATAAAAATTTGGGTCATACGTTTTGTCTTGTTCCTTGATTGCTTTGTCGTATTTCTTATATGCAGCACCACTCTTGGTTACCGTACCCTGTTGTGTTTCTTTTATAGGAAAGCTTTTTTTCAAGCCTTCATCTTGTATATTCTTTAATGAAGTTCTCAGTTGATCAACCAGATTATTTGCTATAGCCTCTGTTGATTCAAGTCCTAATGTACCTTCTAAGGATCGATTTACACTCACAAAAAGATCGGGAGATTCATCAATAAAATCTTGTATGTTTTTCCTCATGTTTATGGTGCGTCTCATATCAATCATTCTTTTAATGAACGGTAATACATAGACCTCTTCCTTCAAACCAGGAACGATACCCTTCATGAGTCCATAGTTCTTCAAACTACCGTCTACTTCGCGTAGCTTTTCGATGACTTTTTTAAAGTTGTCTATAGTCAGAGGTATTACATTGTCTGCTTTCCAATATGGTTTGCTAGGATCTTGGCGAATGTATTGATATACTTTACTGACCCAGCGATTGTCCAAAGAAGTTACCCCTTGTGGTGCTACAAAGAAATCACGTATTTGCTCTTTCCATTGATTGGCTTTTAGAATCTCTTTTATAGCTACAGGCATATCTCGTTCAAGATCATCTACAAGGTTCTTTATATCACTATATTCTACATCCTTGAGAGGTTTGCCTAGTTGTTCAGATACATATGTCTGCACATTGTCTCGTCCATACTTCTCTGCCAATAATGATATTTTTCGTTGTTTTGCTACTGCCTCTGACTGTTCTTTGGTTTTTTGCGCTGCACGTTTGACACGGTCATCAAAACTTTTCAGCATTTTTTGTAACTTTTTTTCAGTAGCTTCAGTTATTATTTGTAATCGCACTGTATTGGGAATGTTTTCTATCTTCTTTGGTAGAACATTTTTTTCATTTTCTGTAATCAACTCCCACATAAGTTTTTCAGATTGATCTAATTCATTTTGTACTCTTGCCACTTCTTGTTTTCGCAAATCTGGATCGATCCATTGTTTGGCCTTTTCTAACTCTTTTCTAGCTCTATTGCCTAAAGTACCAAGAACCTTATTGATCATCTTTTCATTATTGTCAAGTATTCGTTTACGTTCTCTGTCTATGTTAGATTGTCTAAGTGCTTCACGTTTTCTTCTGAATTCAGTA